ACATTATCATCTTGAACTCTGAATAACTGTCCAGAAGATTGTCCTTTGACATTAATTCTCAAACCAGATGATTCGTTGGTTGCCTTAACAGTAAGAATTGGTGAAATATTCTCTAAATGTAAAATAGAATCTGGACTTGCTGTTCCTATGCCAACGTCGCCATCAGACTTAATACGCATCCGTTCTGAACCGCCAGCATCAAAAATTGTCTCGTTAGTCCGTAAGCGGAAGGTCCTAAAACCAGTATTTGCAGTATTGGATGAGAGAACCTGAATTTCGTTTGAAACGCTATCGGGATCAACGCGCCAGTTACCTTGCGTGCCTAATACGTTGAATTTTGATAAAGGCACATTTGTTCCTATTCCAACATTACCATTATTTGTAATAGTCATTCTGTCGGAAGAACCAACTTGAAATCTTAAATGCGAAGATCCGTTAGGGCTGTAGATCAGCGTTGGATCAGATGCATCGGAAGATAAAATTAACCCAGCTGAATCATCCGCAGATGCTACTTTTATCCGTTGAGGGCCTGAACCAAAAACGTATAAATGCTCTGAAGGAGTGTTGTGGCCTAATCCAACATTGCCGTCGCTGATAATACTAAGTTGAGGCGAAGTGTCTTTAGTTATTCTAAAATCGTTTCTACCTGCTCCACTAAAAGCCCTATCTATCATAAAGATATGGTCTCCACCAGAATCAGAATCTTGATAAGCTCTAACGATATTAGTTAAGTCATCTACAAAGAAAGATATATTTTCTTGAGCTCCTCTTCCTAGCCTTAATCTAGCTGCCGAAGAATCTGCATACGTTGGACTAGTACTTGGATCATAAATAAGAACTTGTCCTTGATCTACATGAAATTTTGAAGAAGGGTTATCTGTACCTACTCCTACATTTCCGTTAGAAAATATATTTGCTACCTTAAAATTAGCGTAGCTGGATATTGAAATATTATTATCGTCTGCAATTTCAGTAGTATTAATAACTGCAAATCGATCTTCTGATTCGTCCCAGATAAAGCCTACGTTGGTGTCATCTCCTCTTTCGGCTATAAAACCTGCGTCGACCGTAGGAGTACCTACTTGATTTTTACCTAAATATAATACTGGATCTTCAACTAAAACATTAGAGGTATTAACGGTAGTAGTAGTTCCATTTACGGTAAGGTCTCCACCAACTGTAATATTGCCAGCAAATTGTTTTACCCCAGATATAGTTTGATTACCTGTTACGAATACGGCGTCTCCGCTTAAATTGTTGACCTGTGTTTGAAGATTACCTGTGGCCGTATTCAAAGTCGTTATATCAGAATCATTTGAAGTTACTTGTGACTGCAGACTACCTGTAGCGGTGTTTAATGCTGATATATCAGAATCGTTAGCTGTAACTTGAGACTGTATATTTGTTATGTCGGAATCATTTGAGCTAATTTGAGACTGCAAACTTCCTGTTGCTGTATTTAAAGATATTATGTCAGAATCGTTTGCGTTTATTTGAGTTTGCAAACTAGTAATGTCTGAATCGTTACTTGTGACTTGAGACTGTAGGCTTCCAGTAGCAGTATTTAGAGCTGATATCTCGTTGTCGTTAGATGTTACCTGTGTTTGCAGACTTCCAGTAGCTGTATTAAGAGCGGAAATATCATTATCGTTGCTGGTTACTTGGTTTTGTAAGCTACTAGTAGTACTATTTAAAGTTGTTATGTCTGAGTCGTTAGATGTTATCTGAGATAGGAGGCTTCCTGTAGCGGCATTTAAAACTGATATGTCCGAATCATTACTAGTAATTTGACTCTGTAAGTTAGTTCCAGTCGTAGCTAAGTTAGATGTTAAAGTAGAGATGTCGGAGTCATTGCTTGTTACTTGAGACTGCAGACTCCCTGTAGCCGTGTTTAAAGATGAAATATCCGAATCATTAGAAGACACTTGACTCTGCAGACTTCCTGTCGCAGCGTTTAAGGCTGATATGTCTCCGTCGTTGCTTATGATCAATCCAGAAACTGTATTTATATCGCTTGATAAACTGCTGTCAGCGGAGTCTACATAAAGCTTCGTAGTTAAGTGTCCATTTTGAGTAGGTGATGCAGCTGAGGCATTTCCTGTGACAACCAAATTTTCTTTTATATATGCTGAACCAGTGACATAAACTCCGCTCTCTACATATAAATTACCAGATATACTTGGGTCACTTTTTAAGTTACCAGCAGGAATAGAAACGCCAGCTTCACTTACAGTAGATATTTCTCCTCCTTCAGATAAAGTTATTCTAGCTCCACCTACCCCTATGTTAATGGTATTACCATCGAAGTTGCCAGTTTTGGCGTAAATATTATTGTATTTTAAAGATTCGCTACCAATGTCGTAAGTACCGCTTTGAGTTGGGTAAACGCCTCTTGTCTTTAAGTCCCCTGTTACAGTAACGTCGTCTCCAAAAAATGTATCATCTAATACATGAAGGTCGCCTTGAGCGGTAATTCTGTCGGTCGTAGAATCTCCTAAATTAAAGTTACCGCTTACATTTAAATCACCTGAGACAGTTAAGTTATTTGCTATATTGAAATCGCCAGCACTAGTAACTACAGCCCTTTCGGAACCAGCCGTATAAAAATACAGGGTGTCGTCGTCAGAAGTTTTTTCTGTGCTAACGTAAGAATCTTGATCAGCGTCTATAACCCCCCCTAAGCCTTGCCAACTTGAACCTTGATATCCCTCAAATAAATCTTTTTCAGAATTATATCTGAGCATACCGTTAGAAGCAGTAGGCCTTTGAGCAGTAGTTCCTACTGGAACTTTTAATGCGTTAGTTGAATTTAAATCTAATATAACCGAAGGAGTACTAGTTCCTATACCGACATTTCCATTATTAAAATAACTAGCTGATGAAGCATTTAAGCTTATAGTATTGCTTATGCTTATTGAGCTACCTACGTCGAGAGAGTTTTGTATGGATAATGAATCGCTTACGTTTCCTGTCTTAAGATGTAATTGATTCCACTTTTTAGAAGTAGATCCTAAATTGTATGTTTCGGTCGTTTCTGGATATATATGCCTAGTAGTTAGATCTCCTGTAACACTTACATTGTCAGAGAAAAAAGCGTCGTCTCCTACTATAAGGTCACCTTTAGTAGTTATAGAATCTGTCGACTCATCTCCTAAAGTAAAGTCTCCACTAACGTTAAGGTTTCCTGTTACGCTTAAGTCTCCTCCAACAAATAAATTATTATTTATGTAACCATCATCAATATAAAAATTATCAAAAGGGAAATCTGATTTACCTATATTTATTGTTCCTGAAGTTTGTGGGCGGATAGACTTATCTAACTGAAAATGAGATGAGTCTCCTAAAATGTTAGTAAACCCCACCCCGGGAGGGCCTTGTCTCCCAACAGTAATATTACCGCTTGCCTTAGTTGACTCTGCGTTAATATTAGTGGTTACCCTTGAAGGTACCTTTACATTTACTTTAACTGCCATTTTAGTAATTATCTGTTGTTACTTCAGGGTATACATTAAATTTACCATTGAGTAGTTTTATTACGCTTGGCGATGCTGGACCTAAACCTGAATGAAATCTCTCTATATCGTATACTGCCTCTGTTACTGGCAAGTCTCTAGTTTGGGCGCCGCTTATGAATACATCCACCAATCCACTCACATAACCATCCCCATTTGTGCCCGTGGCCACAACAGGGTTTAAATCCAAAAGAGCCGTACTATCACTATACCTATACTTAACGTTGCCTCTAACGTCAAAACCACTTAAGTTTAACGCGTTACCAGCTTCGTCTGTAACAGATAATTGTACATCTAATTCAGATCCTTGGTATACAGTAAAATCGTAGCTCGTCGCCATATCACAAAGGATTACACTTTTGTTGGAGAAAATATTGCATAAATATAAAAAGAAAAAGCGCCCCGAAAGGCGCTTTTACAATGAATATTAAAATAAAGATTATCTACCTTCTTCTAGTATTTTTTTAACTTGCTCTGGTATATTAGTAGGGTCTGATATCTTTGAGCCAGATAGCTCATGAGGCTTGAAGCTATTGACATGCTTTCTAAATTCCCTAACGAGTCTTTGTGTAAGAGTTGATCTATTATCGATCGGAACTAGGCCTATCTTAGTAGCATGTGCTTGTAGGTCTGTTTTTGCCATGTTATCTAGCTTATCTTTATATACGTCTACGTCGAAAGTGTTATATTTTCCTAAGCCTGTGTCTCCCCAAACTTGATCTAACGTCCTAGGTTCGAACTTAACGTTCTCTTGTTTGCCATGCGCCTGCTTAATACTCTTAAGACTAGTTTTTTTAGTTTTAGCTTTAGTTTTCCTTGTAGTTTTAGATTTCTTTTCCATAACCTTTTACCTTTCTTATTATTGCTTACACGAGGCGAAAATTCAATGAGAAATAAAAAAAGCCCGGCCGAAGCCGGGCTTAGTGATATCATTACAACTTCTATTAGACGGTAATTCCAACAACCGCACGGGCATCGATACAAGCGCGTCCTTCTTCGAGAGCACCATAGAAACCGATTTTCTCGGCTCTGGCATGGTACTGATCGTCTGGGGAAGCGTTGAATGACGAACCAGAGTCAGCGTTAGTTGCGATAGGACGAACAAATGCACCCTTGCTATTATCGATACCAACGAGGATCTCGTCTGTACCAGTAGCAAAGTCTGAACCTGCTGGGCCGTCAATCGCAGCGCTAGTTGCGAATGTGTCAAAGAGAGTGTTATACTTCTTGCTCACACCAAACTCGTTCAACTCAACGATGTTAATGCCGTAGATTTCCTGAGTACCAGCAGCATTATAAATGTCCGAACGGACATTATCAGGTAGTGCGAGGCCAGTGGAATCCTTATCGGCAGTTCCAACAGCGGCTCGTGTGTTCATTGGCTGATAAGCAAATGATCTGATATTCTGCATGATCTCTGGGCTGACGTAAAGGTCAGTCACACCTTGGCTATAAGCTGGATCAGGTGTACCATCAGCAAACGACTCGTTAATTCTGCGAATTCTAGTCATAAGCTTATTCAAGTCATGAAGCTGGAACTCATTAGCGGTCGTACCTGTTACAACGTGGGTCAAGCTGTTGGTGCTAGCCTCGGCCAAAGCCTTAAGGATAACGGCCCAAGCATTACGCTCTTGCTTGACGAGAACCTCCTGAGACATTCTCTCTACACCCTTGCTGATAACATCAAGACGAGCACGACGAGCGTACTTAGCCAAGAAGCTAACAGCACTATCAAGACGATAAGTAGAGATCTTCAGTTCGGCCATGCCATCAACTGCGCTAGTGGGAAGACCACCGGCAACTGACTGAGACCAAGTTTGGACGTAGTTATCACCTTCGTTGTAGTACAGATCCAAAGGATAGCTCGGGGAGTCATCCTCATCGAAAGGTACATCAGTATAAACAGCCCCTGCTGTGCCAGCTTGATTCAAGACCTGTCTTACGACTGGGCCGAGAAAGGCTGCAAAGGCTTCCTGAGCTTCTCTAGCAGTGGCTCTGTTCTTAGAGCCCATAGCTTTTATAAGCTCAACCTGTTCTGGAGTATTTTTAAGTTTTAAATTCATAATGTTTTTTTCCTTAATTTAAAAATTAATGTTACGAAGCAGAATGACCGGGTATTTCAAGCTTAACAAGAACGTTGCTATCCGCGTCCTTAGCTCCCAAAAACTGACCAACTCTAGCTGTTGCAGAGCCAGCAGTGGCGCTCAATACACCATTTGCTCCAATATAAGCATTACCACCAGCAGTAGGAGTACCAGCGACACCTTTATATAAAAAGATACCTTTAGATACCACAGGAACTGCCTGTCCGCTCAAAGCAACCTGAAGTTCAGCTGCCTTGCGAGGATTGAAGATTAACTTCTCTCCGTTTTCGTCAGTCTCTTTGACGTCATAAAGCAGCATACCGATAGCGTTGTCTTCATCTGTATTAACAGCGTCGGTAACCTTCGCTGCCACACCGTATCTTTCAGAAACGGTATTTGTATAAGATGCGCCTACATCGCCTAGTAACTGCAATTCGTCCGTTGCTTTCCAGCCCTCATGACCTTCAGAGGAAGGAACAATCTTTACGATAGTACCTTTCTTGACGGGCAATGAGCCACTATAAGCAAAGAGATTGATTACGTTATGTTCGTCATAATCCCTAAAGGGTCTTAAGTCACATGTTGTTGCCATAATTTATTTCTCCTATTTATTAAAATTTGATGTCGAAGTTGTCGATATCAAAAGCTTTTTTGTATTTGTCGTAAACTGTCTCTGAAGGATCAGAAGCAGTAGCAGAAACTGGAATAGTCTCTGTTTCTTCAACAGCCTGCTCAACAGCCTGCTCAACCACCTCTTCCGGAGTCTCTTCTGTAGAAGCTACGGCTTCTTCAGCGACCGGCTCGGCGTTATCTAAAATTTCTTTATTCTTAGAAGAAAGGAGTACCTCCATGTTCTTCTGGTAGCTGTCAAAAGCTTCTTCATCGAGATCTTTGATCTGGGAAGCGATGACTTCCTTATCTTTCTCAGAAAGATCATAAGTGTCATCCATGAAGGCCATTCTTTGGTTGAATAGTTCTTCTTTGAGCTTTTGTGCCTTTTCTTCTTCTAGAGCCGACAGAGAAGCTTTAACTTTTTCAAGTTCTTCTTCGAGCTCTTTACTTTTAGAAGCGACGTTTTCTAAGTCTTCATTAGCTTTAGCTAATTCCGTCTCTATCTGAGACTTTTCTTCATTGTATTTCTCAGAAGCAACTTTTAGCTCTTCCTGAATGAAGTCCGTCACAGCAGAGGCGGAAATAGTCTTCAAAGACTCGTCCGTGATATCGTTGAGTTGAGTTATTTTCATAATAATATTTCCCTCTTGCGTATTTTGGTTTACATCATTAATTTCCTTTTGGGAAACATTTTCTTCACTAGCAGCGCATTCTAAATCTTGCTCTACTGGCTCTAAACTTAAGCTTGAAGATAATGATTCCAAATTTTCCTCTTCGTTTTGCTTCATAGAACTCTTAGTAGCTACGCCTTTTACGTCAGCGGCTGGAGTCTCTGTAAGCCCTATTCCTAAGGGTAAAACTTCATTAATCACTTTCCTGTATACATAGTTTTCACCCATTTTTCCAGCTCCTCCTTCTGCAGTTAGATACCTAGAAGCTTTATCTATTTCTTGAGCTTCTGATATTAGCTGAGAAGAGTCTTCAATATTTTTAGATTCTCCATCCGGCATAACTACTATGTTGTAGTCTTCGAATCCTAATTCCCAACTTGCGCTAATTTTCATATAATCTTCGCTAGTCGGGTCACTAGCGTTTTCTATTACGTTCGCAAGTTTTTCATTGGCGATTCTCCACACAACTCCTCCTAAAGTTACGTTAAATGGAGAAGTCATACCTTGAGCTTCTTCTTCTGTCATAGGTTCGTCTGAGCCAAACTTAGAGAATCCAGCTGTTAAAATTGTGCCGATTATTCTTTCTCTATTATGTTCTATATTGATAGGCTTATTGACGAAAGACTTGTAAGTCGCTAGTGCCGTATCTGTATCTATAACGTCTCCGTTTTTATTTACTCTATTTACCACAAAGGCATTAAAAGCGATAGGAAGCAAGTCCATATTCTTTTCTGCGTCGACTTCTGGTAAAAAGCTGCCTACATCAACTAAAGAAGCTAAGGCTAGATGCCTGTCTTTTTCTTCTGAGACCATAGGTCTAACAGAAGAACTAAAGGTAGTTTTATATTTAAAAGTTTTCATTTTTTCTTTTTTATAAAATATCGATTTGGCTGCGTTTATAATCTTCCAGATAAAGTTCATCTATACTATTTATTTGATATTCGTTTAGATTGTAAGCTTCAACTTCATTATCACTTGGTTGGCTATCAGTTTTAGCGTAGGCTATCTCAAAACTTGAGTCAGGCCGCTTCCTTATTTCGAAGTCTGCTTTCTTAAAGTCTTTTGATCTTCCTTCTAAAAATTGATTTACTCGGTCGAAACCTTCTTGCAGCAAATTACAATTTTGAGAACCTTCGTCGCTGCTTGCTCCTAATATAAAAGCTTGCTTTAATTGACTAATATTGACTCTTTTGCCCGAACTAGCCTTGTTAAACTCTTTTACTTTAGAAGCGAGTATATCAATAATCTTAACTGATAGGCCAACTAAGGGATCTTCCGTTTCCGGAAAAATCCATTCGTCTAGAAGGTTTATCTCTTCGACTTGCTTCATCAGCCTTGTTAGGATCTACACTTAAAATGTTATAAATCGCCTAACTTTGCTAACTCTTCTAGCTTTTCTTCTGGTTTACCCAAACCTCCAATGCAGCTATATACAGTCATTCCTTCTTTGTCTCCGCTGTAAATACCTCTATGGACAGTACTGTTAGGTTTCAGTATTCTAGATATCTGAGCATAAGCTTGATCCAAATTGGATTGGGGAACATTATCTAAAACTTCCTTACCTCCTACAATAACGACTCCCGCACAAGATCCGGTAGACAAATCTATACCTCCAGACAATATATTACCCTTCAGGTTGTCCCTGACAGATCTAGATATACTAATCGGGTCTTTCCAATCTTTTACTGGAGAAGCTCCAAATACCATGAGCCCAGAGTCAAGAATACTTCCGTAATCTTGAGAATCAAAAGCGCTATAAGTGCTGTCTTTTGCAGCTGTCAAATTAAATAAATGAAATAACCCAGCCATACTCCTATTTGCGGTTTGCCAGAAGCTGGAAACTACAAGTCCCGGATATAACTTACTTATTTTTTCATTATCTACTATGATCAAAGGAGAAACTGCTCCTGATTCAACTAACTTGTACGCTGTATCTAAAGTTTTGAAAGAGTTAGCATTAACTCTCTTGCCTTCTGAGTTTTTTGGAAGAGCAACTATAGCTCCGACTTTATTATTTTTAACACCTAAAGTCTCTTGCACTTCTAATGCTGATTCTACTAAAGGCTCGAGTGTGCCAGCGCCCGTTCCCCCTCCTGCGCCAACACAAACGAAAATTCTGTCGAAATCGTCTCCGAAAGAATATCTCATAAAATCCACAACATCCTCTTTCTTTGAGGCGAAAACTTCTCCAGCGACATCTGGGTCTTTACCCGCTCCTCCATCGCCTATGCACAACTTATTATCAAGCTTGATTGTGTTTAAGTCTTGCTTAGCAGTGTTTATGGCACATACTTTTCTATAACCTAAACCGTGAAAAGTCTCGGCTATTCTGCCTCCACCTTGTCCAGACCCTATAAAACAAAATTTAAAAGCGGTCTCGACTTCGTCGTTGACTATTTTCTTTTCTTCTTTTACCGGTTCAGGCATTGGAATATCTGGTAAAGATATATCTATGCCGCCCGCCATATACTCTGATACGTCTACGTTGTCGCTCATAATTAAATCTTACTGTTGTAAAGTATAGAAGCTAGGTAGTCATCTACTTGGTGCTCGTAAGCTATTTCTCTTATTTCTTTTATCCTACCTTCGTTACTGTCTATAGGATTAGTTATATATTTAGAAACGTTATCTTTCCAACAAGAAGGGTTTTCATTAGCGATTATTATGGAAGCTATTTCGCTAGCTACTTCTTTTTGCTGTTGGCTAAGTTTTCTTTTTTTATGAAATTTTCTCAATTGATTTTCTACTTCGGGAATTAAGTTTTGAGCTAGAATTAAGTTATCTCTAACTTTGGATAGACTAAATTGAGTACTTGCCCCTATAGGACCAACATTTTTTGTCTCTTGTGGTATACCAGAAGTCCCTTCTGGTCTACCTGTTTGAGTCTCGTTTGAGTCAGATGGTTTTCCTTCATTTCCTCCTTTGTTGGTAAATGGGCCTCCCAGTACTGGTTCATAGAATCCTTTATCTCTTAGCTCTCTATAACCTTCTTGGCTTTCTTTAGATTCTTCTTCGGTCGGTAACCTACCGGTATTAATAGCTTCAATTCCTTCTTTTGGAGTAAGCACTCCTAGTTCCATTAGTCTGGTATAAATTTTTGAGTATATAGCTGTATCTTTTAAGTCTATATCTTCGAACTTAGGAGTAGGAAAGTTTTTAAAACCTAGAGTTTTTGACATTCTTTTTATTTCAGGCAGTAAAAATTCATTTATAAACATTTCCCTACCTTGCTTAAGCCTCTCTACAAATACTTGAGTTTTGATTTGAGCATTAGCAAATTTTTCATCTCCACTAACAAGTATGTTATTTAGCCCTAATTGGATATCTCTATTTACAACTTCGTATTTTTTCGGATCTAGAATATTAGCTATGTCGGGGACAACAAAATCAGCTTTAGTTGTATAGTCGGCAATTAACACTCTCCCTACGGATTCGTTTTCGAATAGGCTCCGCATGGCCTCTAAATTCTTTTGATTAACCCCTCCTTTATCTGGCTCTGTACCCATGGTTACGAGTAGGACTACTTGCTGGGTAGTTCTTGTTATAGCCATGTCCATTTTTTTCATCTCAGCTTTCCAGTTTATATCATCTAAAACTGGATAACCCATCGGTACTGCAAAAGGCTCATAGTCTTGCTTTTTATAGAATACAGCTGTAATTTTATCTGTGTCCAACGGCATAACCACAGATGAGTTTTTTTCATTCTTAATATGCTTTACAACATCTGGGTCAAGATTATTAAGTACTTCTTCGTCCTCTTCAGTCCTTGGGTCTCTTAGTCTTTCTAACTCGTAATCAGTTAAAAGCTTATAATATTTACCAGATACAAAAGATATATTGCCGCCCAATTGTATGTCGGCTGGATTCAGTATAGCGTACCTAGAAGGAATTGTTATCTTTAAGCCGTCAGTTACATAACTCTCGGCTCCAAAGGTTTGAGATATTTTAGTAAAGTCTGCTGGGGTTATTTTTGCATCAAACCTGTATACGAAAACGTTTCCGGATCTATAATATTCTCTAAAAAATCTATCTTGAAGAGAGTTTAGGCTTATTTTCTTGAAGAAACTCGTGAAAAACTCTCTAGACTTCTTGCTCCCCCCTTGAAAATATATATCGCTAACAGAAAACTCTGTCATTAAATCTATAGTATTTCTAAATACAGCGAAATTGTAGTACGCTTTTTGGCAAAGCATTACAGCATCTCTAATATCCAAGTTACTGGTATTGTAACTGCCGCTAGTGGTATATTTGAATGGCACTAGCCCGTCGTTTATGTTTTCAAAACGGTCGGTCCTTTCTATGGTGCCAGACTTATTGCGCCTAGTTCTAGTAGCTTGTGTAGCTATAGACTGCTTGCTGTAAGAAGCCATTAGAGGTTCGCTGTCAACTGAATGTAGCTTTTTTCTTTGCGCTGCCATGTTCTATGTACGTTACACTTAAAGAGTATATTGTTTCTATTTTTCGGTTATTAAATTAATATTGGAGAAAAAGTTTGATTAGCCTCAACTTTAGTCTCGATCATATCATAATACTTCTTCACTCCCCAATTTGCTAACATTAAAGTGGTATAGTTATCTTTTCTTGCTTTGTTTGGAGAGTTGCTTCTTCTTAAGTGTTGCGGTAAATCAAAGCTCTGAGTGCCTTTAGAGGTGCTTTTAACTTCTATAAGAGAACATTGTTTTTTAGTCTGATATACGAAGTCGTCTTGAAATTCTATTAGATCCAGCATATTCTCATGTCCAGTCATTTTTATGGGCACCTTCTGCGTGGAGACTCTATTAAATATTGCCCCATCAGCAGTTATTCTTGACGCAAACCATATTCTTTTATGGTCTATATCTGCTTGTAGCAGCTCATTAGCTTTTCTTATGAAGTTAGTAGAAAATACTTGCTTTATACAAATTTTGCCAGTTTCCCTATTATACCCCATCCTAGCTTGCCTTAGTTCTCTATCGTACTCTATACCTTCTTTTTCTGTATTAAAGTCAAAGAAAGATAAATTAATTTTATTTTTTAAGAAAGGCTCTGATTCGTTTGCGCTGTCTATAAATTGATACCCAGCATTATCGATAACTATTAGAACTATGTTAAAATGAGTTAGAATGTAATTTAAATAGTTTATATGGTCTTTTAAATCCCCTCCAGCAACAGCATAGCAATGAACTAAGGTTCCGTGTTGGGTTTCGTCATCTAGCTCCATTACTGTCATAGCAAAGAAATCAGAAGTCGGGCTATTACTAAAACTAGGGTCAATACCTAATACATATTCTTTACCTGACTGACCAATTATTCTCATACTAGGCTCTTCTCCATCCGGGATAGTGCAGTCATGCATTTTTTTAGCACTAAAGTAGCTATCGCTTCCGTCTGTGAATTGGGCGCAATACTCACGTTGAAAAGAAGAGTGAGATGAAGCATCTGACCTAGCTTCCTCAATAATAGTGCCATCTATCATTTCCTCGGGTAAAGCCTCGTAGCTCAACTGAGAAATAAAATATTTAGATTCTCCTTCTTCTTTAGAGTAAATCTTTTCTGTCCATTCTTTGTATACCTTAAATAAATTTTCAAAAGTGTAAGAGGCTGAAGACAAAGCTATCATTTTAGAATTATTTTCAAACTGCATCCTTTCCTCTTCTTTCATCAACCCTTTAGATATAAGGTCGTTTTCTATTTCTCTTATTTTTATTCTTTCAGCCATGTCTTGTGGAGCAACAAGAAAAGGCATAAGGACATTCTTAATTATCTCTTCGGGCAAAAGTAAAAACTCATCTAACACAAGTATGTTTGCGCGAAAACCACGTATCTTTTCTCCACTTAAAGGTATAGCGGTTATGCTTCCTCCGTTTATCTTCCATTCGTACTGATCGTTTCTTTTGGATTTAGCCCCAAATGCCTGAGCTAATAGCTGAGCGCCTTTAGAGTCAACCAATGTCTCTAAGTAATTAAATATGAACCTAGCAGTACGAAACGTAGGTCCAGCTATGAGTATTTTGGTTCCGGGTTCGAATACACACTGAAGGAAACAATAGACAGCAGCGATAAAAGTTTTGCCGCACCCACGACCCCAAACACACATGCTAAAGTTTCTATTAAAAAATCCTTTTAAAGTTATCTCTTGGAACGGCGCTAACTTTATACCTGAAACTAGTTCGGCAGCCACTCCCAAATTTGAACGAAGGAACTTAGCTAAAGTTATTTTAGCTTCTTTATCTTCGAGTTCTCCTTCTAACTTCAACAACTCTAAGTTTAGATTAGTTAGATCTTTTTTGTATTTGTCAGGACAGTACCACATTAGTCTAATAAAGCTATAAGAATAATCAAAAACAATATAACTAAAGCTTGTTCGTAAGTTAAAACTATATGCCCCCTCATAACACTTTTAAGTCGTAAGCTAGCTGTAAATCATAATCATAATAAGCGCATCCACAGAAAAATATTTTTTTCATTACTCTAACTGCTTCTTTTCTTCCGTCTACAAAAAGGAATTGTATGTTATCGTAGTCTCTGTAAATATCTCTTACGTTTCTAAATATATACTCGGGTGTAGCTTGTATTTTTTTAGATACGTAAGGTAATTTATCGAATGCCATGCATTTACTTATTGTGCTTTCTACTAAGACGACTAGGTAAGCTTCAGCTTCGACCGAACGGTCAATCTCCCTTCTGAATCTTTCTAAGCCGCCACTAAAAGTACCTATAAAGTCTTTTATAGATTTTCTTTCTATATGACAGTTGCAGCATATTTCTCCGTCACTTAAAGCGTAGTCTCCAAACTTCAAGCCCTTAGATTCACTTGGGAAATCTAATTTAAAAGGGTATTGTTCTCTAGTGTCTACGTATATTTTTAAGTCTTTGGTTTTTGAATAATCATTTACGGAAAATGATCTTTCCGAAGGATAAGATTCATATCTTTTTCTTAAGCCTAAATCTACACAAAACTTATGGTAATCTCCGAAAAGTTCTTGATAGTATTGTACGGGCGGACTAGACACTGTTCTAAGTTCTACTTGCGTAGGTACGAGCTTAGAGCCTTTTCTTTCTATTCTATTTTTGAATATTTTTTGAACATAAGCCTTGGCTTCATTCTTGGGAACACTTGACAGCCACTTCTTCATATTCAATCTAGAATTGAAGTCAGTTGTCATGTAGTAGTCTTTGCTTTTAAACTTTATTAGCTCTCCAGAGTATAAATCTTTTCTAGGAAAATAAGTTTGGTAGTATTCTGCCATCCTCATTTTGTGAGCTTTTAA